TTACGGTGCCGAGCGCACCGCAGACTGCGCCTCCTTATGCCTGGGGGATGCCATGGATTCCGCTTCGCTATCCTGTCTGATGGCTAAGTCCGCTTGGGCGCGACCGGCATCGAGCCGTTGATAAGGCACCATCGGCCGCGTCGTCGGCTGGCCATAGAAGACATGAAAGGGCTCCGTGATCAACGGTTCGGGCGGACGCGGCACGTCCCCATAACGGCAGCGGAACTCGGCACAGTCACCGGCCAACGCGCCGGCCCCCTGGCCCAGGCAACTCAGTGCCAAGATAACGGCAAGCGTCTTCATTCCACCTCCTGAGTCACATCCATCGCCCGCGGGAACAGGAGCGAGTATAGGTGTGCCCGGCCTCACCCGGAGGACGATAAACCTGCTACTCGGCGGCCGATTTACCTCTCCATCACAGCTTTCTACACGCCGACTGGCACCGTGCTGACGGCCAGACCTACTGATTACAAGACAACGTCACTATCGAGTAAAAACAAGAGGTTGGATTTTCCCGCGCTACGCATACCCCGGCTCTCCAGGGAGCTGTCGCGGAGTGTGCGGGGGAAGTGTTCATCATCTCCTCCCCCCGTCTAGCGCCCTTTTCTCCCGTCCTTTTCTCCCGTCCTTTTCTCCACGACCAGAACCGTGTCCTGCACCCCGGCATGGTAGGCCGCTATCGCTGGCGTGGGTTGTCCCTGGGCGGTGGACGTTCAGGGCGGATTGAGGCCGGCGGGCGGGCGTCGCACTCTCGGGGGATCGTGAGGTGCCGGGGTGCCCGCGCCGCTCATCGGCGCGGGGCTCGGGCGAGTCGAGTGCCAATCCGGGGGTGTGCGCGTGCCGCGAACCGTGTCGAGTCTTCAGGGCGATACCGTCGATCGCCTGTGCCAGCGCCACTACGGGCGTACCGATCTGGTGGTGCAGGTGCTGGCGCACAATCCCGGGCTGTGCGCCCTGGGCCCGCGGCTGCCGAGCGCCACACTGGTGGAGCTGCCGGATAGCGCGTCGCCACCGCCCACCCCGCGCGTGGTCGAGCTGTGGCGCTGAGCCCGGCCCGGGCACCTCTTCTTTCATCTCGTCGCGGGCCGGTGTGGCGGTCACGCTGGCGCGCGTCGACGCAGGAATCGGTATGGCCCATCAGTTGAATATCACCACCGAGGCGTTCAAGACGGCCCCGCCGGCGCTGGTCTCGCTGCTGCACGCCGGGGGCATGACGCCGTCGAGCTGGGTGACGCTGCTGACGCTGGCCTATCTGGTGCTGCAGATCGGGCTGCTGGTGCCGCGCTATCTCGCGCGCTGGCGTGCCTGGCGGGCGCAGCGGAGGCAGTCGTGAGCCCGCTGGCGCGCTGGATCGGCGGCGGCGCGATCGGCGGTGCCTGTGCGCTGGCGCTGTCGATCTCGATCCAGGTGGTCAAGCAGTTCGAGGGCACCCAGCTGACGGCTTATCCCGATCCGGTGGGGGTGCCGACGATCTGCACCGGGCATACCGGGGCCGAGGTGATGCTGGGGCAGACGCTGACTCCGGCGGATTGCGAGGCGCTGCTGGCCGGCGATCTCGGCCACGCCTTCGCGGTGGTCGATGCCGCGCTGACGCCCGCCGCCCAGGCGACCCTGACCCCGGCGCGGCGGGCGGCGCTGGCGTCGTTCGTGTTCAACGTCGGTGAGGGGGCGTTTCGCGACTCGACCCTGCTGACGCGGCTGAACGCGGGCGAGATCCGCGCCGCGTGTGACGAGCTTGCGCGCTGGGTCTACGCCGATGGGCGTCGGCTGCCGGGGCTGGTGCGACGGCGTGAGGCGGAGCGCGAGCTGTGCCTGGCGGGGCTGGATGGATGACCCTGCGCCTGTTCGCCCTGGCCGTCGGGCTGGCGCTGGCCACCGGCGCTGGCTGGTTCAGCCGCGGCTGGCTGGAGGATGCCCGGCGCTTCACGGCGCTGGAGGCGGCCAAGGCCGCCACGGCCCGGGCGTTGGCGCGGGAGTCGGTGATTGCCGGGGTGGTCGAGGCGCGGCTGGCGACCCTGGACGCCCAGCAACGGGTCATCGACCGGGGAGTGATTCGTGAGATTCAGAAGCCGATCTATCGCCGCGTCTGCCTTGAGCCTGACGCTGTGCGCCTGCTCAACGCTGCCGCCGCCGGCCGCGCCCCCGATTCAGCAGACGCTGCTGAGCCGCTGCCCGACGACCCTGCCGCCGCTGAGTGACGGCAGCGGGGCCAGCGTGGTGCTGACGCTGCGCGACTGGGCGGCGCAGTACCACGCCTGCGCGATTCGACATAACGGTCTGGTGACCACCCTGAAGGAGACCCGGCATGCACCTGCTGAACGCACTGATTGAACACCTGCGGCGCACCGTACCGGCGCTGCAGGGGATGCCGAACCGGCTTTCGGCCCAGGTGGATGAGGGGCGGCTCCGGTTCGCCGCGGGGGCGTCGCTCTCCCACGGCTACGCGGTGACCGCGCAGCTGACGCTGCACGCCTACGACGACACCCTGGATGCGGTGATGCTGCCGCTGCTGGCGTGGCTGGCGCGCTATCAGCCGGAGCTGGGGCCGGAACCGGGGCTGCGCTTCTCCTGGATCTTCGCCGGGGAGACACCCGCCGATCTGCGCCTGTGGGTGCCGCTCGAGTCGCGCGTGGTGGCGACCCATGACTGCGGCAGCGGCGAGATCACCCTCGACCACCGCCAGCCCGCCTTCGCGCATGAGACCTGCCCCGCCGAGCACTGGCAGCTGCTGGTGCGCGACGAGAGCGCGGGTGAGGAGGGGTATCGGTTGGTGGCCGAGTGGGATGGCCCGCTGGCCTGACGCCCTGCTTCGGGGGCGATAAAAAGCCTGACGCCCGGCTTTGGGGGCGATAAACGGCACACGCTCGGCCCCGGGGGCGATAAAAAGCCTAACGCCCGGCCCCGGGGGCGATAACAGTCGAACCCCCGCTGACAACGCCCGCGGCTCGCCAGCCCGCCCCGCGCCGCGGACCATGAGCGCATGCCGTCTCCCGCCACCGGTGCGCCATGAATCCCGTTGAACTTGCCCGTCTGCTCCACAATCTGATCCGCGTCGGCCGTGTCGCCGCGATCGACCACGCCGCGGTGCGTGTGCGCATCCAGAGCGGTGCGCTGCTCACCGACTGGCTGCCGTGGCTGACCGCCCGCGCCGGCCACACCCGCAGCTGGAATCCGCCCACCCTGGGCGAGCAGGTGCTGCTGCTCGCCCCCGGCGGCGAGCTGCGCGGCGCCCTGGTGCTGCCGGCGCTGAACTCGGATGCCGTGCCGGCGCCGAGCCACGACGCCAATCTGACCCAGCTCGAACTGCCCGACGGCGCGGTGATCGCCTACGACCACGCCGCCAGCCACCTGAGCGCCACCCTGCCCGGCTCCGCCAGTCTCGATGCCCAGGGCGCGGTGAGTGTCACCACCGCTGCCGCCCTCACCGCCACCGCCGCCGCCGGCGCGACGCTCAATGCCGACACCGTGATCAACGGCAATCTCACGCTCAACGGTAACTTCAGCCAGCCCAGCGGCCAGACCGCGACGATGGCCGGCGACGTCCGCTTCACCGGCGCGGTGACCAGCAACGGCCGCGACATCAGCGCGAGCCACACCCACGGCGGCGTGAAGCGCGGCGGCGACCCGACGGATGGGGTGAACTGATGGCCGGCATGGATCGCACCAGCGGCACGGCGCTGGAGGGCGTCGCGCATATCCGCCAATCCGTCACCGACATCCTCACCACGCCCCTCGGCTCGCGCGTCATGCGCCGGGACTACGGCTCGCTGCTGCCGGAGCTGATCGACCAGCCGCTGGATGGCGCCACCGCCCTGCGCGCCTATGCCGCCTGCGTGGTGGCGCTGATGCGCTGGGAGCCGCGCATTCGGGTGACCCAGATCCAGCGCCACGTCTCCGCTGAGCGGCCGGGGCGGCTGACGCTCAGCGTGCAGGCCGAGCGGATCGACGACGGCGCCGACCTCACCTTCGACATCCCCCTGGGACAGGAGACCTAAACCATGGCCGGAGGCTTCACCGCCGTCGATCTCTCGCGGCTGCCCGCGCCGGATATCGTCGAGCCGCTCGACTTCGAGACGATCTTCGCCGCCCTGCTCGCCGATCTGCGCGCGCGGGCCCCGGCATTCGATGTCAGCGTCGAGTCCGACCCCGCTTACAAGATCCTGCAGGCCGCCGCCTATCGCGAGCTGCTGCTGCGTCAGCGGATCAACGAAGCCGCCCAAGGGGTGATGCTCGCCTACGCCCGCGGCGCCGATCTCGACCACCTCGGCGCGCTCTTCGGCGTCGCCCGCCAGACCCTGGACGCCGGCGACCCCGCGGCCGTGCCGCCGGTGCCGGCGACGCTGGAGACGGATGCCGACCTGCGCCGGCGCATCCAGCTCTCGCTGGAGGGCTTCTCCACCGCCGGCCCCGAGGGCGCCTACGTCTTCCATGCGCTCTCCGCCGACGGCCAGGTGCTGGATGCCAGCGCCACCAGCCCGGCGCCGGGGGAGGTGGTGGTCACCGTACTCGCCCGCGACGGCGACGGCAGCGCCCCGGCGGCCCTGCTCGCCCACGTCGATGCCACCCTCTCGGCGGAGGACGTTCGCCCGCTCACCGACCATGTCAGCGTGCGCAGCGCCGAGATCGTCGACTACCGCATCGACGCCACCCTCTACTTCTACGCCGGCCCCGACCGCGAAGTGGTGATGCGCGAAGCGCGCGCCGCCGCCGCCATCTATGCCGAGCAGCAGCACCGCCTGGGGCTCGATGTCACCCTCTCCGGGCTCTACGCCGCGCTGCATCAGCCCGGGGTGCAGCGGGTCGAGCTGGCCGAGCCCGCGGTGAGCCTGGTGATCGACCGCACCCAGGCGACCCACTGCACCGAGATCGCGCTGCATGACGGAGGTCTCGATGAGTGAGCCGCGCCACCGCGCCAGCCTGCTGCCGCCCAACTCAAGCCCCCTGGAGCACGCCCTGGAGACCACCGCCGCCGGCGCCAGCGAGCTGCCGGTGCCGCTGCGCGCGCTGTGGAACCCGGACACCTGCCCCGCCGAGCTGCTGCCGTGGCTCGCCTGGGCGCTCTCGCTGGATGCCTGGCAGCCCTACTGGCCGGAACGCATCAAGCGCCAGCGCATCCGCGACGCGATCGCGATCCAGCGCCGCAAGGGCACCGCCAAGAGCGTGCGCGACGTGGTCCGCTCCTTCGGCGCCAGCCTCGCCCTGCGCGAGTGGTGGCAGAAGGCCGAGCCGGGCCCGCCGCACACCTTCGACGTGGTGCTGACCCTGGGCGCCGAGGTGCCCCGCAGCGCCGCGTTCCAGCAGGACATCGTCGACGAGATCACCCGCACCAAGCCGGTCCGCGCGCACTTCACCTTCACCGCCGGGCTCAGCGCCGCAGGCGGTGTCGGCGTCGCCGGCGGCGCCCGCGCCTTCGTCTACCGCCGCCTGGCGGCCACCGCCCACTAGAGGACCCCCGATGGCCATCGTCTTCACCATCACCGATGCCGGCCGCGCCGCGCTGGTCGACGCCGACCACGACGGCACCACGGCCCTGACCCTCAGCGAAATCGGCTTCGGCCGCGGCCGCTATACCCCCAGCGCCGACCAGACCGCCCTGCGCGAACCGATCAAGCGCCTGGCCAGCATGGCCGGCCAGGCGGTCGCCGCCGACACCCTGCACGTCAGCGTGCAGGACGAGAGCAGCGACACCTACGCCGTCGGCGAGATCGGCCTGTTCACCGACACCGGCGTGCTCTTCGCGGTCTATTCGCAAAGCGAGTGGATCATCGAGAAGGCCGCCCCCTCGACCCTGCTGCTGGCCACCGACCTGGTGGTCGAAGCCCTCGACGTCTCCGCGATCACCTTCGGTGACGCCGCCTTTCTCAACCCGCCGGCCACCACCGAGGTCGCCGGGGTGCTCGAGCTCGCCACCCAGGCCGAGGTCGACGCCGGCAGCGACGCCCGCCGCGGGGTCGTCCCGCGCACCCTCAAGGCGTTCATCGACAAGGTGCTCGCCGCCTACGCCACGCTGAAGCAGCTCAACGACCACGCCGCCAGCCGCAACCACCCGGCGGCTACGACCAACGCCCAGGGCATGGTCGAGCTCGCCACCTACGCCGAGACCAAGGAGGGTAGCGACAACGCCCGCGCGGTGACGCCGGCGGGTCTCAATGCGCGCACCGCGACGACGACCACCGCCGGCCTGGTGGAGAAAGCGACCGACGCCGAGGCCAAGGCCGGCGCGGCCGGCGTCTATCCCGATGCGGCGGGGGTAGTAGCTGCCTTTCGGCAGTACGGCCTCGGTGTCACCACGCTACCGAGCTGGCCCAACTCGAGCTTCAACGATGACCCGCTGAACGTACCGTCCGGGATGTATCGACTGACATCGACCACCGACGGCACGCCGCTCGGCTCCGGCTGTGTTCTGTGGATGCGCTACAACGACAGCCAGTACGGCACGGCCCTCTTCATGCCCTACTCGGGAGTCGATATCTACACCCGCAGCTATCGCTGGGATACCCGGTGGTCGCCGTGGGTGAAAGGGTTCAACGAACAGAATCACCGCCCGGCAACGCGCAGCGAAGCCATCGCGGGCACCAGCGACGCCGTCTGGGCGACACCGCGGGCGATGGCCGAACACGTTCACGCCATCGGCTGGGGTGGCAGCGCTCCCGACTGCAACGACCTGATGGGCAGCGACTTCGATATCTGGCTCACCCAGGATTTCGTCGGTACCACCTCGGGCAAGTGGCTGAATGGGCCCTATGGCGATGCCATCCATACCGGCTTGCTGATCAATCTGGCCCGCACCTACAACAATGGGGTGATTCAGACCTACTGGGACTCGACGACCGGCGAGCAGTTTCACCGGGTCAACGTGGACTCCGACTTCAGGGCCTGGGAAAAACAGCTGACGGACCGGCTGCTGAAACCCTCGACCCAATCACAGGTCGAAGCCGGGACCGATACCGCCTCATTTCTTAGCCCCCGTGGCGGTCACCAGCTGCTGAATCTGTTTGGTCTCGGCGCTCAGACCTGCCCCACCTGGCCGCTCGACGACCTGGACACCACGCCTACCGACGTGCCGTCAGGGCTCTATCGCATCACCTCGAACTTCAATCGCCCTGGCGGCTCCGCCACCGTGCTCTGGACCCGCTATAACAGCGGAAGTGGCTCGATGCTGCTGCTCGAGCATGACAAGCCCAGCGTCAGACTCCGTGGCTATGGCGGATCTAGCTGGTCAGGGTGGTTTACGTTCTGGAACGATCAAAACCAGGGCGCAGGATCGGGGCTGGATGCCGATACTGTCGACGGCAAGCAGGCCGACGAATTCGTCTGGTCCGGGGGCAAAGATGATCAGCAGATCGGTGGAGGCTTGACGCTAGTTGGAAGCGGACACGCCGCCACGAATGCCGACGTGCCCTACGGCATAACACTGATGTCGTTCGGTCCAGCGGTCGTATTCAAAGACCGAAGCTCTAGTGCCGGCAGCGGCGCGCTGTGGTTCGATGGCGATGGGCTGAATTACACCTACAGCGCGTCCGGCGCAGACAATCCCGCGGAGAGCGATGATGCGGCAAGGCTACTGAAGATCACACCCTCGGATTTCATCCACAACGGCAATCGCGTGTGGACGTCTGGCAACGATGGCGCGGGTTCCGGGCTCGATGCCGATACTGTCGACGGCCTCCAAGCCGGTCAGTTTCTGCGCAGCGATGTCGGCAACTATCGTATTCCCTTTGGATCGACGGGCAGCTCGAATTGGGATGGCATCATCTGGGATGATAGTGCCAATACCTACTCCTTTTTCATGGACCAGGACCCAGATAAAGACCAACCCTACGCGATCATCGGCAAGGGTTATATCGAGCTCCAAGGGCAGCGTGCCTGGCACGCCGGTAATGACGGTTCGGGCTCGGGTCTCGATGCCGACCTTCTCGATGGCAAGCACGCGAGCGACTTCATCTGGTGTCGTGGCCAAGCGTCACAGCAGATCGTCGGCGGGCTGGAGTTGTGGGGCTCGGGCCATGCGCTGAACAATTCGTCAGACGCCTATGGCATCACGCTCAAATCTTTCGCACCCGGCGTGGTATTCGAGGACCGCACCACCGATGCCGGCAGTGGCGCGCTGTGGTTCGATTCTGACCGCCTGACCTACAGCTACAGCGTCAGCGGCGGCGAAAATCCGGTGACCAATGCCGACGCGGAAGAGATGCTGCTGATCAGCCCTCGGGACCTGCGCTACAAGCAACAACGCATCTGGCACGACGGAGAAGCCGCCGCGAGCATCCGGACCAACGGCTATGCACGGCTACCCAACGGCCTATTGATTCAATGGGGCAGGGGCACCTCACGGCAGCACACCAACTTCCCGATCCAGTTCAATAATATCTATTCCGTGCAGGTCAATGGCAATAGATATACCGGGGACGGCGCCTGGTCGGTCGATGAATTCACGACGTCTTACTTCGTGGCAGGCGGCGAAGATATCGGTACCGGCCCTGTCTTATTTATTGCAATAGGAAACTAATATGGCCCTCTTTTTCAGCGCATCGGTTCTATCCTTTTTCGACTCGGCAATTCATCGCGAAATACCCGAGGATGCCGTCGAAGTCAGTCACGACGAACATCAGGCCATGCTCGAGGGGCAGACCAGCGGTCAACGATGGGCCGCCGACGACACCGGCCACCCGATGCTGGTCGATCCGCCACAACCGACCCTAGCCGAACTCGCCAACCGCCAGCGGGCGACGATCGAATCGGCCCTGGCCGCCGCCCTGCGCGCCGGCATGCCCTACACCCTGCCCGGTGGCAGCGAGGATGTGATCCAGACCCGGCCGGAGGAGGACGAAGCCAACCTGCTCGGGCTGGCGATCGAGGCCCGCGACCGTCGTGCCGCCGGCGACACGGACGCCAGCATGGCGCTGCGGGCGCAGTCGAACACCGTCTATTCGCTCACCCCGGCGCAGATGATCTCGCTCACCGATGCCGCCAAAGCGTTCAAGCAGCGGCTGTTGGCCAAGTCGTGGGAATTGAAGGACGCGGTCAGCGCCGCCGAGGCCGCCGGCGACCGCGAGGCGATCGAGGCGGTGGTGTGGGAGGCCGCGACCTAGCCCGACGTCACTTCGCCTCGAAAACCACCGGATACCGCGTCTGCCCGCTCTCGCAGTTCGGCTGGGCGCGGTACTCGGTCAACTGGAAGTCGCTGCCCTGCCACACCCAGGTGCGCTCGCCGCCGCAGCCACCGGCACCGCGATCCTTGTAGCGGTCGTGCAGGGTGCCGCGCTGCGCATCGAACTCGGGGTCGAACAGCGTCCGCGTGCCGGTCCAGCTCCCGTCCCGCCACAGCGCGAACAGCAGCGCACGGGGCGTCCCACCGTCCGGGGCGAACACCGCCTCGTAACCCGTCTGATAGGCGCCGACGGTACAGGGCACCAGCCACACCTCTCCTGGTAACCATCCCTTCACGCTGGCGTGGCGAGGCGCGAGACCGGTGGTTGCGTCGCTGATCACGCAGGCATCGCTCACCTCAGCCTTCACCGCCGCCGGCATCTCGCTGTTCGCCAGGGCTGCCATCGGCAGCGCGCCCAGCGCCAGCACCCCGGCCATCATCATGCTGCGCCACATATCGCACCTCTGCTGGATTGGGTCATCAGGAAGGCGGGGAGAGCCCGCGCCCAGCTGGTATAGACGAGTCTCGGTCGGAGCGCCATGGATAGCCTGGATGACGCATGGGGGAATGGGGCATCGATTGCCAAGTGGTGGGGACGCAGTTGGGACGGATCGGTAGAGATCGGCAAAACGAAAAAGCCCCCGGGCGGGCGGAATCTCACGTCAGGAGATGGGCAAATTTCTGATAAATTTTTCCTCTTTGACAGTCACGAAAAGTATGGCCTTTGAATTTATCAGTCACGAAGACCCACTTTCTTTCATAGACATCAGTATAGCGAATCACCAGTGAAAAATCGGCCATATAACCAGCCAGCTCATCGTTCGGCATACGTAAACACTCGCGACCTCCGTCCGGCGGCCCCTTTTCCTCAGGAGGGTAAAATGACGCTATTGTCATATAATCATTGGCCCCCATCGCAAACCCGAAATCCATCGCCGCCACTTTCGACACACGAATCTGGCCTTCAAATGCTTTCCCAAGAACATCTCTGACTTTCTCATGGGAGAAGCCTTTCCCCTTCTTCTCTTTGTAGAAAACCTGAAAGTCTCTAATTATTGCGGGGCCAAAACCCTTATTATGAACATCAATAGTGCATAGGCCATCTTCATGGCCAGGGTAGCTTGCCCATATTGCAAAAACGGGTTGAACCTGATTTCGACCAGATTGCCATTGCGAATAGGCACTCCACGCCACAAAAATCAAGGTTACAAGAGAAGCAGCCAAGCCCGCCCAATCCAACCAGCTACCGGTTGCCGACTCTACAAAGACAGGTATTACACTCACGCCATCTATCCTCCGAAGCTTGTTGTCACCAGTTCCACACCGCCCCCCGCTCGCCCCAGACTACCATCCCCCACACCATGAGCCCCTGACAGCCCCGTTACCCTGATCAGGACCCCCTCATGGCACTCGACCAATACCATCACGGCGTGCGCGTCTCGGAAGTCAACGACGGCACCCGTACCCTGCGCACGATCTCCACCGCGGTGATCGGCATCGTCGCCACCGCCGCCGACGCCGATGCGACCGCCTTCCCCCTCGACCGCCCGGCGCTGGTCACCGATATCGCCACCGCCATCGGCCAGGCCGGCAGCAGCGGTACCTTGAAAGGCGCCCTCAGCGCCATCGCCGAACAGGCGCGGCCGATCGTGGTCGTGGTGCGCGTCGCCGAAGGCGCAGATGCCACCGAAACCAGCGCCAACGTGATCGGCACCACCACCGACAGCGGCCAGCGTACCGGCCTGCAGGCGCTGATGACCGCCAAGCAGAAGCTCGGCGTGACCCCGCGCCTGATCGGCTGCCCGGAACTCGATACCCCGGAAGTGACCACCGCCCTGGTGCCGGTGCTGCAGTCGCTGCGCGCCTTCGGCTACGCCTACGCCCACGACTGCGAGACGCTGACCGACGCCACCGCCTACCGCGACCAGTTCGGCGCCCGCGAGCTGATGCTGATCTGGCCGCGCTTCGAGGCGTTCGATGCCGATACCGCC